AGTCTACTGGTTTTATCCAAAATGGATAAATTGAGTACATCGTTGAACATACGATAATTTGATGTTCCATTACAATAACTGAAAATCAGACGAAATCTTCCCTTTTGGAATTCACGGTGATGAATTTGATATTTTTTACCGTTATCTTTTACTACGTAACCCTTTATACTACCCATTTCTTAATAATCTTACTGGAACTACGTATGCCTGTAATCCGAATATTTGGATTCCTTTTGTATCATTTACTACACAACATTCGTTGAACCATGATTTGTTTTTTAATTCCATTGATGCAGGATATGTAACAACGGTTACTTCTTCATCAAACCCATAATTTTTTGCTATTTCGTTACTCATGATCTTCGTCTGTTTCTTGTGAATATACACAACATTCGTTGAACCACGATTTGTTTTTTAATTCCATTGATGCAGGATATGTAACAACGGTTACTTCTTCATCAAACCCATAATTTTTTGCTATTTCGTTACTCATGATCTTCGTCTGTTTCTTGTGAATATACACAACATTCGTAATTTACTGGTTTCTCAAAAATCCATATTGGTTCACAAAATCGTTTGTCTTGTTTATCTTCGGATTCTTTTATTGCTTCCTCTGAATATTGACTTTCATCTTTTGCAGTTCCTGCTCCACCACTATTTGGTCTTTTGGCCATTTCCATTCCGATACATCCTTTGTACACCATTCCTTGTGAAATCAAGAAATCGTTCATTGGATTTGTAATTTCTAACCAACCTCTATTAGTTGACCAGTTTGCATTGGTGTAAACATCTGCAATATTTATTGCCATGATACCACCCTCTTTTAATGTTGGAATCAAATTTCCGAGTGTTTTATGTAAGAAATCTTTGTTCCAATCTCCAATTTGTTTATACCGTACCCAACTTTGTGTGTCATCGTAAGAATATCGTTCTACTGAAAAGTATGGTGGTGATGTGAAAACCACATCTACCATATTTTTGTACGGTGTGAAATCAAAATCTTCGGCCGGTGATTCGTGAAATTCCCAAGTTTTTTTGGTTTCAAAGAATCCGTTGTGTTTTTCGTAATATTCAGCCTGTTCGTTATAAATTGGGTGATTTTCTTTTCTTGGGTCAAGACCTATATAATGTTCGGTATTTGATGATGCGAAAAATCCTGCCAATCTATCACCCCAACCCATTGAGAAATCGAGTACCGTTTTGGCATCGTATAATTCGTATAATGATTTTGCAACATTTGGTTTGAATTGAGCACAAATGTATTTTCTCAATCCAATCATTGTTCGTAATCTTGCCTTATTGATATTCGGTAACTTTAAAGAATACGCCGAACCCATTAACGAAGTCATGAATTTTTCATTTTTCCACGTTCTTTCGGGACCAGGAGAAACTGAACCATCAACACTCCATCGGTTTTCTTGTTGAAAAAAGTTGGATGATGAATTTCCAGTATTCAATCTACTGAAGAATAATTGTTTCCCATCGTATAAGTAAGGATACCGAGTTTCGGATGCCTTTCGTGGAAACCACTCACCCTCTTTCAAAAGTTCATTATGTCGAACCCCTTTGAGTTTCATATAATCTTTACGAGCCTTCTTTTCGGAAATATCTGCGTATGGAATTGGATAGGTCATCGCAACTTTTGCAAGTTCCGATCGAACTTCGTCTTTTTCATACGTTTCTTTAATATGAGTCCATTCATCCTCAGTAATTTCGAGGTATGGACTCATATTTAAGAATCTTTTAAAATATTCTTCTATATTCATTTAGATTATGTAGTTTTTATATATTCTTAAAATATATTTTTTGTTTTTTCTGATTCTTTCCAATTCAAAAATTCCTGTCTACAACTCATATGGTCGGCCCAATGTACGAGATTTGGTAAAACAGTTTTTAAACTTTGGTCAGGATTATAGGTTTTTAGATACGGTACTGCAGCCTCATTATACATACCATCTGCAAGTTTTATACCCAACATTTCATTTTCCGAAAATGTGATTCCGTACTTCTGTAATAGGAATAATGCTCTATCTGTAACATCCATATGATGAATATCAGGACTGAATTTGTAGTTTGAATTTTGATTTTTTCTATGCCAATCCGAAGTTTCTGGAGTGTATAGTGGTAATGTACCATCACCAAGTTTTCCCAAATCGTGATGGAATGCAGAAAAGAATAATTCTTCTGGAGTGAATCCAAGATCACCATCGAAATCCTGTTTGAAAATACTCAACATATTGTTGGCATTTCGTACTACATTCATTACGTGGTCAATATACCCTCCTGGATATGATGAATGGAAATGTGCCTTACCAGATGCTGGTGCTATTGCTAATTCATTTCCAAGTTCTGATTCTGAATACATATGTAACAGTTTTTTAAGTCTTTCTCCTGAGAAGACTTTTGTTAATGTTTCGATAAATGTATTGTAATTTTCTTGTATTTCGTCTACTGTGTAATCTTTCATTTATAACTTTTTTTTAATATAATATTCCGGTTTTGTATCCGTACTCAGTTGCTGATGTATATGCAAATTCGGTGTTACACTCATTACATATCGCAGTTATTTTAACTGTAATAGTTTGTGAGGTACGTTTTAATTCTGGATTGATATCCTTGATATTATCTGAGCTGCATTTGGGACATCGGGTAATTACGGTTGACATATATTATTTGTTTTCTCTAATATACGACATTTTATCCGTTCTACCAAACTTTTTACAATAAATGTTTCCAAGTTTTTCGGGTACCGATTTCTTTTACGTTCCACGGCGTGATTTTGAAGTTCCGTGCAATTAATTTATGGGAGAAACCTGCATCGTATAACTTTCGTATCTCTAAGACCTGTGCCTGAGATAGTTTTGCGTTCCAATGCATTTCTCCTACTACTTTCATTTTATAAACTTTCGTTGATATGTGTAACTATTTGGTGTTCAGGTCTTACACCTGTAAATCGTTGTACTTCTACTCCGTCTTTTACGAATACAACGGTTGGAATTGAACGAACCCCATATTTCATTGCCTCTCCTTGATTTTCATCCACATCGATTGTTTCGAAAATGGTACTTGGAAATTTTGGTTTTACTTGTTCCATTATTGGTGCCAATTGTCTACAAGGTGCACACCACGTTGCTGTAAATCTTTTTACTACTAAACTCATAACTTTGATTTTTTTATTGTTTCTTTGATATCTTTTAATCCTACATATTCATCCCACGAGATTCTTTTACCATTCCCGTCTACGAATTTTACGTAACTTTTCTCTTTCTCTTTCTTCATATTTTTTAATGAGAATAAGTCCACCCTTTGAACAATCATAGGGTGAAACTTCTTCTTTTCTTATTTTATTTTTAAACATTAGTCTGTTCCGATTTCACACGCTCCACCTGCACACGCAAGTTCTTGGGATAATTCGGTATTATCATCAATTTCAACAACCTTTCTCAAATCTATGTTTTTTACGTGTTTTGATAATTCGTGATATTCCTCTTCGGTGATGTCCTCAAACGGTGTTTGTTGATATGAACCACCATCGTAAGGTAGAATTGATAATCCGTTATAATGTTCTCTATTATTCCACATCCAGTCTCTCACTCTATCCCAGTCTTTATCTTTTACTGAAACGGTACAAGAAACGTTGTGATGATTTTGTCCTTTTACATATCCCTCTTTAATCCAATTATCAAAAATCAATTTTACTCGTTCTAATAATCGTATTGGAGATTCAGTTCTTGTGATTGCTCCTTCTGGTGCCTTTTGTGGTACTGTTAGGATTGCACGTGATTCAGGTCTGAAAAATTCATCTTCCATTAGTTTGGAATGATTCTTCATAAGGTATGGATAAATTGCTTCATCTTTACCGATACCAATTCTTCGTTTGTAATAATCATTATGCCAAGCGTGAATTCCACTTGATGTTCCGAGAACTAAACTTGTAGTTCCTGCTGGTTTTACTGAGGTTGTTCTGGCGGCGTGATTGATACCAATGATATCTGCAACTCTTATGTTTTCTTCAATTACTGAATGTGCAACTGATTTGTAATCCAATTTCAAGTTTGATTTGGATGCGATACCAGTCATACTCACTCCTAAAAGTGCATCTTTTTCGGTAGTTCTTCTCCAAACATCACGTAAATAATGAAAATCTACGAAACCTGCTTGTAATGTTCCTATGAAACTTGCGGCAATGGCTCTGTCTGAAAAATCTTCTTGGTTCTCAATGTTCGCCATATTTATTTCTGTAAGGTTACAGAATTGAAATGGTCTTAATGAGATTTCAGCACAAGGGTTTGTACCCCAATCCATATCATTTGTAAAGTAGATTCCAGGTTCACCGGCTCCACTCATTTTCATTCGTTGCCAAAGTTCGTTGAATTTCTCTTCGGTTATTTTGTGTCTTAATATTACTGCTGAAATGTTGGCTCTACCTCGTTGTGGATTTCTTACGTACCAATCTCCAGTTTTTGAAGTTAGCATATCTACATCATCAAGATTGAAAAGTGCAATCATTGCCGCTCTCCGGATTCCTCCAGCAAGAACTGCATCAGCAATATGACATTGGATATCGTTTGCCTCTAAGGTTGTTAATTTACTTCGTTCATCTTTCTCTCTTAGGATACCCTCAATCTTCATTAGAGCAACTCTAAGTGGTTCAGGACCAGGTGCTTTACCACCTGCGGTAATTAGTAATGCTCCTTTTTCTCGAATATCTGAAAAATCAAAATCTAAATGTGATGTGATTTTTCCAGTATAGGATTTGAATAGTGCCTTTACTGCATCTGCCCATCCCATTATACTATCCTGAATAAGGTATTTTCTGTTTCGGTTGTAATTGGGTTTTTGTATTTCTGGTAATTTTTCTACGTGATGTCTTTGTACTGAGTATCCAACTCCAGTACCACCAAGTAGTAAAAACATTGTTTCTGAGAATGAGTATATTGAATCAACGGGTAGGAATGCACAGTTGTAAACTCGTGAGTTATTGATTTCAATTGCCTTTCCACCAAATTGCATTGACCTCATAGATGGCAATACCTTTTTTGTTAGTACGAAATCTTTATATACTTTTTTTATTTCTTTTTGAAGTTGAGGATATTTTTTGATGTGCATGTTCTCGTTTCTTGTTACGAGTTCTTTCCAATCCTCACGTCTGTTTTTTTCGGGTAAGTGTCTTGCGTATTTACTATACACAATGATATCACTTAATATCTTTTTGTTTTTGTCTATCGTACCGTTTTCCATTTTGGTATCATATCGGGTTAAATTAGTGTTTCAGTTTAGTGGGTTCTCTACCTACACATATGACCACTTTCATATATGGAATAAAGGTATTGTTGAAAAATTTAAGGTGTGTAATAGAAAAAAAAGGGTACTGAGTGTACCCTTTAATTTATTGTGTTATTTAGATTCTTCAACACTTGCTTTTCTATAATCTGTAACTAATTTTTTAAGTTCACCAATTGATTTTCTGGCTCTTGTTTTAGCGGCTTTAGTTGTACCGTTGTGATTTTCATCAAATTGTTCAAATAATGTAACGATTTGTTCGTAAATTTCTTGTGAATTCATGTTCTTCTTTTTTTATGTTAAAATTATTAATTTGTTGTACCGTACTTCCGTTCGGTGAATATAATTATACGAAAAATAAATTTTCGATAGGAATTATCAATTATTTGTTATTGTTATAGTTTTCTAAATACAAATATCGGTTCTAATTTTTGTCCTTTTCCTGCAACTGAACTTAGAATTAGATAAATTATTTCTTCAAGTGCAAATCCATTTTCTTGGGAAATTCGGACTGTTTCGGATTCTATGGTTTTATGTTTCGGTGTATTCGCGATATTCAAAATCATATATCCATTTTCTTTTAACCCATACTCACAATTTTTTATCGTGTCGGTTAGGAAACCATCAATCCATTGTTTTTCCGATGGATATTTTTTGAAACTCTGAGTTTCTTCGTCTGAATATCGTTCGGTATCAAAGTATGGTGGTGATGTGAAACACAAATCTAAGGATTCTTTTACTGGTACAAAAACTTCTGAACCAACTTTATGTAACTGAATATCTTGATACTCATTTTTCAATTCGAGTGACATTTTGAATAATCCATCGTATGTTTTTGATGATGGATCCGTTCCAATGTATGTTTTACAGTTACTCGACATGAAACCGAGTAATCTTCCACCCCAACCACAAGACATATCCCATACAGTACCATTGTTACCGTATTTGTTGTAAATGTATTTTGCTGCGGTTGGTCTGAAATTCGATACAGTTTGTCCAGCTCCGTAAATCTTGAAATTCTGTCTTAATCGATTTGTCGTGAACGTTCCGTTACCGTGTTTCAGTTGCCATTTCCATGTTTTTTCTATTACCGTTTTTAAGATTTTGTCATCATCCCAAAGTTCGATTGGAGATTTGGTTTGATTCCCACATTTTACATCTGCCCAATGTGGAAAATATGACCATGCAAGAGAAAGTCCGTGCATCGTCTGGTCTATTTTATTATCTCTGAAAATTGTTGTTTCATCAAAGTTTTTTAAGAGTTGGATATCTCTTTGTTTTTTGTGTTCGTGAATAATATAATGTGGAAATCCATTTCTTCTCCAATATTTGAAAATAATTTCTTTATCTTTTTTAGGATCCTTTGATTGAGCAATACACCGTGACACCCTGTCATATTCGATTGACAATTTGTCATGTTCTACAAATTCTTTGTATTTTTCGTAATCAATCATTTTTTACCAAAAGGTTTTAATTTGTGAATCTTGGGTATTGTGAATAAATAAGTTTTCTACTGCCATTGTTGTAGTTGTCAAACTCATTGAATTTATTAATTCTTTTTTCCATATTGAAATGAAATCATCAGGAGCACTATACTCACTTACATATACTATGTGACCTTTTTTTGTCATTGTTCGTACCCAATTCCAAAATTTATCATAATCAAAATTCTTGGATGTTGCGTACTGAGTTGTGTTTTTGTATGGTGGATCACAATAAATTATTGAATTCTCTGGAACGATGATGTCAAAATAATCCCCACTTTGGAATTCCACACCAAATAACGAGGCGATTTGTTTTTTAGTATTACGGATTTGTTCTGTAACATAATTACGAGTTTCCGTTTTTCCACTATATCCCCCATCGTAAAACTTTCCATTGAATGATCCCATCCAACCAATCCAACCGATTTCTGCAGTTGTAAAGTTTTCACGTGTACCATTTCTATACTCAGTTCTTGCCTCTACGTATAATTCTTTAGAGATTTCGTTTGGGAAAACTACTGAATTTGTTAATGATTTCCACATTTCTATAAGGAAAATATTCTTGTCTGATGCGATTCTATTACCACGTACATTTTCCATCATATTCATTCCACCTGCAAATGGTTCTACATAATATTGATGTGGGTATCTATTTTGTAAAACCAATGGTAAAATGAATTTACTTATTCTACTCTTGCTTCCTAAATATTTCATCAAGTTCTTTTTTTAATTCCGCACTTACAATCATGTAACTTCCAGGTGGTTTGGATTTTTTTACCATTTCACCGTATTTTTCCAATTCTCGTAATATCTTTTTTGTATCCATTATACTATGATTTTCTTAAATGGTGATAATCGGTACTCTTTATCTTTCTCTAAAACGATAGCACGGATATGATCATCTCGTTCTTCATAAATAAAAAGGTGATTGTTTGTATCTGAATATTTTCTTAGAAACTCAGTCTTAGTCATATGATATGGTGATACCATAAGAGCCCGTTGTTCTAATTTATTATTTTCAATATAAAATATAAGGAACAATGGCAACTCTGGTTTGTAATACTCAATGGTGTTACTAAAAATGAGTGATGGGGCAAGAACCAATCCGATTCCTGCCAAAGTATTCATCTTAAAAAAATCTCGTCTATCCATTATCCCATTGTATCTAAGTACTTTTTGTGTAACTCTTTCTTCACTTGTACCGCACCATTTTCGGATGCCTTTGTACTCATTATCCCATCTGATGAAT